TACCAGTAATACCCTGTGGACCAGCAGGCCCCTGTACACCAATATCTCCAGCACCGTCTCTACCTTGTACACCTTGGATACCTTGAGGACCGGCAGGACCTTGAGCACCTTCGCCACCGATACCTAGAGCACCCTGGGTACCAGTTGTTCCTTGAACACCTTGGATACCTTGGAAACCAGCACCAGAACTTCCGTCAGTTCCCTGAATACCTTGAGGACCGGCAGGACCTTGAACACCTACACCAGCATCTCCATCTGCACCCTGAACACCTTGTGGACCAATTGAACCTTGGAAACCAGCAGGACCTTGAGTACCAGAACTACCGCCACCTTGAATACCTTGAATACCTTGTAAACCTTGAGGACCCGAAGAACCTTGAGCACCAGCAGGACCAGGTTGACCAGCACCACCATCAGCACCTTGTAAACCTTGAGCACCATCTGGGCCTTCAGGACCTTGAATACCTTGTGTACCTTGGAAACCATCAGAACCAACACCGCCGATACCTTGTGAACCAGTTAAGCCCTGGATACCCTGAATACCTTGAGCTCCAGTTCCTCCAGCACCTTGGAAACCTGCAGCACCTTGTGAACCATCTGCACCCTGCAGACCTTGAACACCCTGAACACCAATTGCACCATCAGCACCTTGTAAACCTGCAGGACCTTGGATACCATCAGCACCAGTTGCACCTTGAGCACCAGCACCATCAGTACCTTGTAAACCTTGGAGACCTAAATTACCTTGAATACCTTGAACACCCTGTGGTCCAATAGCACCAGTTGCACCAGCATCACCAGTTCTAGCAAATGTAATTGTGACATCTTCACTATTTGCAAATGTACCATTACCACTTACAAAGGCAACAGTAATATTAAAATATCCAGTTAATTCTGCAAGAGCAGAAATTGTAAAGATCTGGAATATTTCTGGTTGTGATTTTTTCGTAATTTTAACATGGCCTTTAATAGGGCTTGTCGAATCATCAATTGTTCTTAAGAATGGTTCAATATTAACAAAGTTATCATCTCTATCGTCAATGTAAATTGCAGTGACAGATGAATATGTACCGTTATTAAATTTAACATTACCAATGCCTGGGTCATTATTAACAATATCAGTTAAGAAAGTATAATCAAATGTAATACCGCCAAATGAACCTTCAGCACCTTGTAAACCTGTGAAGCCTTGAATACCTTGAAGGCCTTGGATACCCTGTAAACCAGCACCAGTTTGACCTTGGATACCAGTAGTACCTTGAGGTCCTTGAATACCAGCTGGGCCTTTTGGAATAAATGTTATTACTGTTTCTGGGCCGTGTACCTGAGAAACCTGTGTATCCCAATCAGTGACATTTCCATCTACAAATGTGACATCCCAGAAACCATAGTTTTTACCAACACCGTCCCATGTCCAACCAGTAATTTCATAAATTAACCAATGATGGCCACCAGGACCTTGTAATGCATCGCCAGCACCTCTTTGAATTTTTAGATAACCTTTAATTGCGCCTGGTTGTGCAGCAATAAAATCTAAGAAATCATCTACTTCAGTATCGTATTGGTCATCAGGAATATCATCAATAGTAATTAATGTAGCATTCTGTGGATTTGCGTTATTAAATTTGAAATTATTTGTGCCTGGGTCAGTACCACCGATTGTATTACTACTAAATAACCATTGGAAAGATAAACCACCATAGATACCTTGTTCCCCTTGGATACCTTGAACACCCTGTGGTCCTATTACACCCTGAATACCTTGTGAACCAGTTTGTCCAGCTGGAATAAAGGTAATATTAGCTGTATCACCATATACGGCTGCAGCACCATTCGCCCAACTTGTACCTGGGCTTGAATCTGATCCTTCAAGTTCAGATCTTTCAATAAAGTTAACATCAAAGTGGCCCCAGTCATTACCTGTACCAGAAGCATCCCATGTCCAATTTGTAAATTCATAAATTAACCATTGGTAAGTTCCACCGGAATCTTTTGCACTTCGAATGAAAATCTGACCTTTTGGACTAGATGAAATACCATCTAGATAATTAAATAAACTATCTGCTCTACGACCTGAATCAGTTAAGTCGTCAATGTATAATCTTGTTGCCTGTGTGACATCAGCGTTATTAATGTACCAATGATTGAGTCCTGGGAATTGTCCCTGTGTTGTATTAGTATCAAAGTCATATTCAAATGATATACCACCATCAAAGCCCATAGTTCCTTGGACGCCCTGAAGGCCTCTAGAACCTTGGATACCAGTAATACCTTGAACACCCTGAGAACCGGTTAAACCTTGAACACCAGAACCACCTTGTAAACCTTGAACGCCTTGGAGTCCTTGTTCACCTTGAACACCTTGTGGCCCGACATCACCTTGAATACCTATTGTTCCTTGAACACCTTGGATTCCTTGCAGACCCTGGTCACCATTTCTAATAAATGAAATACGAACATCAGTTAAGTCTGCCATTAAAGTCACACCGTTAAGATGTGTCACATCTACATCCCAATAACCAGTTCGGTCTGTTACGCCTGTAATCTCAAATGTTGCTTGGTCGTAAATATTATCTGCATTTGTAAGTTTGAAGAAACCTTTTGTTGCACTTGTCACACTGGTTAAGAATGACATGACGCCGTCCATTACTTGGACATTACCATCATCTCTGTCATCAATAAACATTTTACCAGCACCAGCAAATGATGCATTATCAAAGTTTAATATACCTTGACCTGGGTCTGTATTTGCAGTTGAAGTACTAAATGTATAATCGTATGAAATGCCTCCAAAAGCACCTCTGAAACCTTGAATTCCCCTTGGTCCCTGAAGGCCTTGAACACCTTGGATTCCTTGTGGGCCATCTCGACCTTGTAAGCCTTGTGTACCAGTATCACCCTGAATACCAGTTGCGCCTTGAATTCCTTGTGGTCCTATCTGACCTTGTAATCCTTGATTACCCTGTAAACCTTGGATACCAGTAGTGCCTTGAACACCCTGAATACCTTGAGTTCCAACCAATGCGAATGAAACTACAACACGAGGAGATGAAGTATAATCGCCAGTTGTGGCTGAACCATTTAGGTATGTGGTTGATAATGTAAACCAACCTGTATTATCAACAATATCATTAACTTCATATAATGAGAATTTGCTAATATCTGAAACTTGTGTAATTTTAATGAATGCCTTAACAGGACCGGCAACGTTGTCAAATGAATTAATTGTATCTGAAATATCTGTGTTAGGAAATGCCGCTATTGAATCTATATAGATTTCATTAACATCTGCAACTGCTGTATTTGCAAAAGTTAAATTACCTGAACCTGGGTCTACTGTGGCAGTTGCTGCACCAAAGTCATATTCAAATGTTACGCCACCATAAGAACCGGCATAACCTTGGAAACCAGTATCACCTTGAATACCTGTGGTACCTTGAACACCTTGGAGACCTTGAGTACCTTGGAAATTACGAGGCCCTTGAACACCTTGGATACCAGTAGTACCTTGAACACCTTGAGGTCCTCTTCGGCCTTGAATACCTTGAATACCTAAATCACCTTGGACACCCTGAACGCCTTGAACTCCTCGTTCACCTTGGAAACCTCTAAAGCCTCTTTCGCCCTGGATACCTTCATTACCTATAGGCCCCTGTACACCTTGGACACCTTGAACACCCTGAAGGCCTTGCACCCCTCTAAATGAACCAATGTTAACCCAAACTGAGCCATCATAAATCCATAAGGTATCATCTGATTGGTCGATAACGCCATCGCCTACAGTTGCTGCAGGGAATGCTGTATTTAATGAGGATTGGTCACCTGGACCAGCGATTGAACCAATGATTGTGAAACCTGGGCCATAATCACCTTGTACACCTTGGAAACCTTGGATACCAGTAGTACCTTGAGTTCCTTGCGGCCCAGTTCCTAAAGGCAACCAAGCAGTGCCATCTGAGTACCTTAATTCTCCATTATCAGCATAAACGACAGCACCCTCGAAAGGTACAGGGTCTAACTGAATTGGGAAAGTTTGCGGTACACCATGGCCGATTACTAGGCCTCTTCCCGAAAGTGTTCCAAATCTACTGGACATTAATTTTCTCCGTATTCCTCATTAATATATTTATTTGTTGTTAAACAACATCATCTTCCTCTGATTGACCTAATGTAAATGATAGTGTTGAATGAATAGACAGGTCTGCACTTGCCTTTGCTTCAAGAATATCACCACTCTTTAGGAATTGACCATTCAGAGGTATGGGAATTGTGTCATATCCTGGTACTGGTAAATTTCTTAAAATGTAATATGTAATATTTTCATCATAACGATAAACTTGTACATCTACATTCACAGTGTTTGCTGTTGTATTACATAACACTAGTGGAGAAATAACTTCACCAACACCTGGTTCAACTGTAGTCGACCCACCAAAAACAAGCTCTGGAACTTCATAATTTGGTACATTAATTATTTCCTGCCAGTTAGTGGATAGAACTAAATTCTTAGCTACCGGTTTCGCGTCCGGCGCTTGAGATGTTTGTATTGTTGTTATTGGCATTTTTCTATCCTATATTCCTTATTAAATTACTGCTCTACTATTAGATGCACGTCTTGCAAGTTTCCTTACTGATGATGTAAATGGTCTTCCTTCAATTCTTCCTGTTCGACCATTAATTCTCAATCCTCTTGCGAAGTACTGGTTATTCAATTCGTCTGCACCCGACCATCTAATTCTACCACCATCTTCATTTAGTACCGAAGCAACCGCCGATATAGCAGCACCAAGGTTTCTGAAGTTCAATGGTAAGGCGTTTCTGTTAACACCAGCCGAAGCACCATTGAACTGGTGAGCAATTGATTCAACCAATGAACCAAATGTAAGCTTCTGAGGTCTTAATATATTACCTTTCAAGCAATCATTAAATAAACCTTCGACCATTAAACTGTGTGTTGAGTTTGGTGAGTAATTATTTACAATATAATCTCTCATTCTGTCCCAAGCACCAGTAAATGCATCTAGTAAGTCGGTATTATTAGTACCATCTAATTGCCATGCACTACCATCCCAATAATATATTGTACCAGCATATTCACTGACATTCATATCAGTGGCAACAATATAAGCATGATTTGGCTTCATTCCAGTTATGGCAGCAAGGTTTCCATTTGAAACAGGTCCTTGTACACTTCCTTGGTATTTCAATGCCGGATTAGATGGATTGAATACTGGGAATACATGTTTACCTTGCCAATCAAAGAATGCAGCAGTATATGTCATTGTTGCATTTGAACTACCATTTGTTGTGTAGCTCGGAGCAGGAACTGTGACATCTTCATACTTAAAGTCATTTTCAATTGCTGTCAGAAGGTTCTTAGCATCTCTTCTAGTTAAATTGATATCAATATATTTATAAGTAGCACCCACATATCTTACAGTATCAAACGCTAGATCTTGTCTATTTTGTTTAATAATGTCTAAGGCATCTTCAAATATTGAATTTGTATATGTTGGTTCTTCCTTAGCAAGTAGATATTTTGTATCTTTATAAATTTGTGTCTTGTAGAACATATCAGCAAGTTTTTGTACTTTTGCAGCCTCTATGTCACTAGAAATTTCTTGTGTTCCTACAGTCATTCCTGGATATTTGCCGATAACTATATCTTTACAAATACGACCTAATTGTCTGTAAGATTTTGCTGTTGGTATTCTCTGATCTTCAGGAATTCTATAAGCATTATTCCAGAAGTAAAAATCAGCATTCCATCTTGAGGCAGTATTACCACCAAAGTTCAAGTCAAAGCTGAATGCGTCAAGCAGATAACCTGCATCACGTCTACATTTATCTCTATTATAATCAAGAGCACCAAATTCTGTATTAATGTAATCTGTGAGATCTTGAGCAAGAATCTCTGTATTATCATCAATTTGTTGAGCAGCACCAAGAAGTTCTGAATCAACCCAAGCTGTATTTGCCTGTTCAGGTCCAGGTAATCCTGCTAGAGAGTCATTACGGATAACGTCCTCAACATAACCAATTAATTCGGAAACCCTAGCACCCTCTACTGCAGTTGCAGGAGTACCTGAAGTATCTTGTGTTGAGTCTGTGTATGTTGTATTTGCAACATTAATCTCTTGTACGATATTTTCTACAACTGTTCCTAAGTAATTGTAAACATCAGCTGTTTGTATTCTTGTATCAGCAGGTAGTACACTTACACCATTCTCAAAGTAAATTTGAGATGTGATTCTTGTAGCAGAGTTTGTATCGTATTGTACATCATGTGAAATTGCATCAACAAGATATCCGATATCACGTCTACACTTAAACTTAGGATAACTTAATCCATTCCATACATTTGAAATATAACTTAATACATTATCAGCAAGAGCAACTGCATTGTCTTCCATCAATTCCTTGGAATCAACATAGTTTGCAGCCTGCCATGTTTGTAATGGTTCAATTTTTTCAGGTAGATTTGCAATTGTTGGATTTAAATCATCTACTGTATTTGCAACAATCATTGTAAGATTTTTAGCAGCAGTAGCTGTTAGAGGATTAGTAGCAACATGAACTGTATCTTGTGCAACTGCGTTTCCTACTGTAGCTGTGACAGCTGTTCTTTGTACAACATGTTCAATGGTATTTGCTAAATGAGTAAATGCCTCTTTTGTAGCTTGTTGTTGATTTTTAGGTAGTGTATTTACAGCATTTTCAAAATACATACCAGCCGCGTTGACTGTACATGCATTACCACCATATTGAATATCGTGTGAAACTGCATCAATAATATAACCTGTATCTCGTCTGCACTTATCTTCGTTATATGGTAATACCTCGAAGTATTGAGCAAGATATCCTAATACTCCACCTTGAACTGTAGCTTTAATTCCATCAAGTTCAGTCACAGCATCTTGATATTCTTGATTATAAGCACTTGCTGTAGGTTCAACAACATCAGGCATACCATCTAGATCATTTTCGGAAATTGCATCAGCAACGATGTTGAATAAATCTTGAACTGTTTGTCCTAAGACAACACCAGCACTTCCTGAACTAAAGTCTTGTGATGCAGCATTACCAACAGATTTTAATCCACCGATATTTGTATCTTGAACAATCAATTCAGCACAAGCCGCAATGTGAGCAAACGCCTGAGCAGTTGGAGCTCTTTGGTCCTCAGGTAATACACTTAAGGCATTTTCAAAGTAAAGTTTTGCATTGTTAATTGAGGCAGAATTACCACCATGCATGATATCAAATGAAACTGAATCCACAAGATAACCAACATCACGTTCACATTTTGCTACATCGTATGTTAGTGAAGCATGATTTACTGCCAACCAAGCTGTCATTTCAGCCTGTAGGAATGCTTTATTGTTTTGTAATTGAGATCTTGCATTGATACCATTATTACCATTAGCACTTACTGTACCAAATGTAATAGTATCAGCATTACCAGAACCATTGCCCATAATATCTATGATTTCATTAAAGGCATTTGTTGCTCTTTCCTGAGCACCAGTATCTGTAATTGCAGCAACTGCAATATCTCTGGCGTATTCAACAGCTTTAACTGTTTCTGTTAATTGTTCATTAACAACTAAATTTGTTCCAGTAGTACCTGAGCGATATGCCAATCCATTGAATACAGCATTAAAGTTTGAATCAGTTAACTGGTCTCGTTTTACAGCATCAATAATAATACCTACATCACGTTTGCACTTATCGCCATCGAATGTAAAGTATCTATCGTTAAGGTATGCAATGATTTCTTCTTGTAAGAACTCTCTGTTCTTTTGAAGTTGTAAACGAGCCATTGTTCTGTTCGGGTCAAATCTTGGATTTGTTGCTGTTGGAATATTTTCAGTCTCATCATCATCAACAAGATTTGCGATTGTATTAATTAAATCGTGTACACTTTGAGCAGTAGCAACATCAGCTGGTATTCCAGAAGTATCCTGAGTTGGTACTGTGTTTGCATTTGAAACACTTACAGCTGTTTCAATAGCTACATTTGCAGCAACATCTGCAAGGTGAGCAAATGCAAGTCTTGTTGGTTCACGTTGTTCGTATGGAAGAATATTAATACTTTCTCTTAAACCTGAAACATTAGCAGTATCTGGTAAGGTAGCAAATTGCCCTTTCACTTCTAATGGTAGAACATTTGTTGCTCTTAATTGTTCATACGCAGCACTAACATCTGGGTCACGAGTAAAGTAATATGTTGCTGCCTCTATTGTGGAAGCATTTCCACCATATTCAATATCCTTAGATATAGCATCAACAATTAATCCAACATCACGCTTACATTTTGCTTTGTTATATGGTAATCCATTATATTCATCTCTGATATAATCAATGACACTTGATTGTAATGTTTCTGTTCTGCCATCAATTTTGTTGACAGCTGAAGTATAACCAGATTCGATTTGTGGTTCATCGTATGAAGGCAACCATTCAAGAGTATTATCTCTTATTACATTGACAGTAAGTCCAATTAAATCTCTTACCGCATTACCGATATTGATACCAACATCTGTTAGTGTAAGGTCTTGAGTTGCACCATTACCTGTTGTAGGCGTTACAGCAACATCTCTTACAATGTTATAACAAACCTCGGCAATGTGAGCCCAAGTTTTTGCTGTTGGTAAAATTTGGTCAGTAGGCAATACAGCGATAGCATTGTCGTAATACATTCTTGCAAAATTGACAGACGCAGCATTTGAGCCGTGTTGTATATCCCAAGATATTGCATCAACCAAGAAGCCTGTATCACGCTCACATTTAGCAACATTATAAGTTAAACCTGGGAATGTTTCTGCAATATATGCGGTGACCTCGGCCTGTAGGAATGCTTTATTTAATTGTAATGCTGTTCTTGCCTCTGTATGGCTAGCACTTACCTCGTCAGTACCGAATGCAATGACATCAGCATTTGCTTCACCATTTGATAAAATGTCAATAATTTCATCAAAGGCAACATTACTTCTTGTAAGAGCACCACCAGTGAGTTCGGTAGCAATTTCTGATTTCAGATATTCAATTGCACCAACTGTTTCGGTAAGTTGTTCTTGGTAAACTAATTGAGCACCAGCACCACCTAATCTATATGATAGGCCAGCAAAGACAGAGTTATAATTTGAACCTGTAGCAACATCTCTGCGAACTGCATCTAAAATTAAACCTGTATCTCTTGAACATTTATCGCCATCAAAGATGAAGTATTGTGTATCAAGATATGCCATTACTTCTTCTTGTAGGAATGTTCTATTTGCCTGTAATTGTTCTCTAGCTCTTTGTCCAGCTGAATTGTAAGTAAGTCTTGCAACAGCATTATTGGAAACACTTACAAATGTATGAGCACCACCTGAACCAACACCAACATTAACTGTGATATCATCACCAGCGACAACTGTGACCTCCATTGGAGCTCTATAATTACCATCGCCTTTTCTTGGATATGAGTGTTCGGTTGCATTACCATCTTGAGCACAAGTAAATGTGAAACTATATGGTAAGAATTCTATGTAATCACCTTGTGCAATATTATGACCTGGGATTGTCACTACACTTAAACCAGTGACTGGGTCATAGGTTGCTGTTGTTGGAGTATAGAATTGTTGAATTGAGGCTGGGTCAGTCCAAAGAATTGGGTCAGCATCAATTGCATTTACATCAGCTCTAACAAATGTATGAGCACCAGTATAACCACCAGCATCACCAACATTCATTGTAATTGTGTCAGCAGTGACAGCAGTAATTCTTACAGGTGTTTTGTAATATGGGTCAGCAGGTCTTGGGTGTGTAATCTCATCACCATTACATTCGAATGTGATACTTAAAGGTTTAAATTGAATGAAATCACCTTTAACAAGATTATGTTTTCCAATTGTTGCTGTCATTACACCAGTGACTGGGTCATAGGTAGCAGTACTTGGAGTGTATGATGAATTATAACTTGCAAGTTTTACTGAATTTGCGTTTGCACTAATAAATGTATGAGCACCAGTATAACCATTTGCATCGCCAACATTACATGTAATTGTTGTGGCAGAAACCTTATCAATAGAAATTGCCTTTCTGTAATAAGGGTCAGTTGGTCTTGGGTGTGAAATTTGAACAGCAGGTGAACCACATTCAAATGTGATACTTCCATCTGCAATATAAATGCTTTCACCAACTTGTAAATCGTGTGAACCGATTGTTAATACCATCACACCAGTTATTGGGTCGTATGTGGCATTTGTTGGTGTGTAAGTTTTACCTTCGTTATTTAAAATATCAATCATTTGGTCGAATGATTCATTACTTAAATGTTCAGCACTTGGGTCGGTAATTACATTATTAGCAAATAATTGTTTTAATTCTGTGATTGCACCAACAGTTTGTGGCAATTGTTGTTCGATTACAACATCACCGTGAGCACCACGATAAGCTTCACCAGATTGAATTGCGTTGAAATTACTTCCTGTAATAACATCTCTTTGAACAGCTGGAATAATATATTCTAGTTGGTCACGCTTACATTTATCTGAGTCGTAGATAAAGTAATTATTATCAATATAACCTGTGACTAGATCTTGAATGAAACCTCTATTTGACTGAAGTTGTTTTCTTGCATTACGCTTGTCTGCAGTGATTGAAGTACTATCAGACCAAGTGATTGCTGAACCAAGAGTTGCAATACCATTTTCTTTTGCTCTCACAAAGTTATGGACGCCTGTGTAAGCACTTGTTGGTACGAATACTGTAATTGTTGTATTTGTGACTGAAACAACTTCTATTGGACTATTAAAGGCACCGTCTGTTTGTCTTGGGTGTGAAATAGTTGCAACATTACCATCAGTATCGCAAGAGAATGTAATTGCATTTTCTGCAAATAGAATCTTACGACCTGGTGTTAAACTGTGTGTTCCAATTGTAATAACCATCTCACCTGTAGATGGGTTATATGTAGCATTTGTTGGAGTATATTTTGTTCCAGTATTTCCAAGGATACCAATAATTTCATCAAATCCTGCATCCACACGACTTGTGCCGATGTAAGTATTTGCATCAATAATTTCGTTTGTCTGATCTTTAAGTCTACGATATCCTTCAATTGTTTCGTTTTTCTGTTGTCCCACAACTTTGGCAGCAGTTGCCATGTAGTATGCGCGACCAGCTGTGACCGAGTTATAGTTGGTATCAAATAACATATCATTTTTAACAGCTGGTAGAATGTATTCTTTAGTGTCTCGGCGACATGTTTCACTGTTATATGCATAGAACTCATCATTATTTTCAATCCAATCAATGAGTTCATCTTGGATAAATGACCTGTTATTTTGTAGTAATTCTCTGGCAGCAGTTTGTTCCACTGTTGTATCTTGCCAGACAATTGGATTCATATTTTCTTCACCAAACTCTACAACATTGTAAAGTTCCTGGAATGAAGTATTTGCTCTTGCAATAATTTCTGCATTTGAACCAGAGAAGATATCCTCAACACGAGATTGTAGATATTGGTTTGCACCAAGTGTTGCATCAAGTTGTTCGCCGATAACTTTTGAACTGATTGGTGAACGATATGTAATACCAGCAAGTCTGGACCAATAGTTTGTATTTAAAGCAATATCATATCCTACGCCATCAAGGATAATACCACTGTCTCGCTCACATTTATTTGCATCATAACCTGTATAACCTAATCCACCTTGAGCAGTATTAGCTGTTAGATAATCAACCATATCCTCAATAATTAAATCTTCATTTGTTTCAATGGTGTCAGCAAATGCAGTATTACCGATAATTGTAGCAGTTGTATTTTGTGGCTGGAAGAATTGAGTTGTACCTTTTGCTCTCATTGAGATGTCACCAAACTGAGTACCTGAGTTGTTCAGTGTCATTTGGCCACCATTCAATGCATAGAATGCACATCGTACGAAGATGGATAGAGAACCGATACCGTTAACACCAGCACCATCTCTTGCCACATATCCTATACCGTTTTGTGAACGAGGGGTGAAACCAAAACAAAGTACATAAGTATAAAGTGAATCAGGGTCAAGTACACGCCTATCAGCAAGTACACAACCACCGCCTCTTCCAACTAATCTGTTAGGGAAGTCATCAATACCAACAGTTTCAACTACACCAGTACCACCAGACTCAGCTGTGACCGTATCGCCTGCAGCAAATCCTTGGCCATTTTTAAGGTTTCTGACATAAATTTCATTGTCTAATGCTAGGTCATCAACATAGGTAATATAACCTACGGCACCAGAACTAAATTTAATTTCATCATCAACAGCAAATGTTCCTGTGTGAGTATTTGCAAGATAAAATTGTTGTCCTAAGTCAGCAAGTGTACCTTTACTATTATATGGGTTTAAAGGTGGTTCAACATCTAATCTATTGAAGTTTGATAACTGAGTACTATCTCTTAGGTATGGAGAACGCAGGAGTTTTGCACCTGGTCTGTATGCGATAGCAAATCCACCTTCTGGGAAATCGAAGTTATCAATTTTCCAATTTTGATATGAGAAACCTTGAACATAACAACCTGAACCAACAAGAACTGCGTTATTATTTTCATAGCCAGGTAATGCCTCAATTACAGTAGCATACTGACCAGATGTAGAGGTCAATGAACAATCATCTGGCAACATTAAATTACCTTTGGTATAATATGTTCCGGGACCTGCAGAAATGTGCACAGCATTATTTACTGCGTTTCTATCAAAAGAACCACCGGCCTTTTCTAAACAAAGTTCGAATGCTCTTTCCATTGTTTTAACTGGTTGCATTTGAGTACCAGGCCAATCATCATCACCTGAACTTGCATCAACATGAACTTTTAATGCTTGTGCAGTTTTCTTGGAAACTTCATCAAACAATTGTCCAAAACTAATTTGTTCTGTTTCACCAGTTTGTTCGTTTCGAATTGCAAAATAACTTTCATCATCAATAGGCGGATCGAACTCTTTGGTAAGGTCCATATCAAAGTCGACAAGTTTAGATTGGTCAATAACACCACCACTAAATGTTGATGTCTCTAATGTACCATTTTCAAATGTTGAATTATTTGATGATAAGCCATCGGCTGATGAACTTCTGATTGTCATATCAGTAGCTACAACATTATCCATTGTACCTGTAAATGAGGTATTAGATATTGTACCATCTGTGAATGTTGAATCATCAATTGTTGAGTTTGTAAGAACTACATTATTACCGGTTCCGTCATTAAACTCGGAATTTGTTATGATAACATTATTTGCTGTTCCGTCATTAAACTCGGAACTTGTGATAACTGAATTATTAACATTACCATCTAGGAAATTTGAAGCTGTGATATCAGTTGTTGTGATATCTGAATTTGCTATGGAAAGATCTTCACCGGTAGAAGAAATTAATTGCCCATTTTGGAAAATTGAAGCAGAAATAGTGACATTATTTGCAGTCGAATCATTTAACTGCGAATTTGTAATGACTGTATTATTTGCAACAGAATCAAGAAGTTGAGAATTCGTAATAACTACATTATTTGCTGTGGAGTCATTAAGTTCTGAATTTGTAAGTACTACATTATTACCTGTTCCATCATTAAACTCAGAATTAGTAATAACTACATTATTTGCTGTAGAATCAAGAAGTTGTGAATTTGTGATAACAACATTGTTCGCAGTACTATCATTAAGTTCAGAACTTGTAAGTACAACATTATTACCTGTGGAATTTGTAATTACGCCATTGTCAAATGTCGAACTAGTAATTGTGATATTATTAGCTGTGGAGTTTGTAATTTCTGTATTATCAATACTACCACGTATGAAATCAGTATCTTCAATATCAGAATTATCAATACGAACATTGTCAAGTCTTGAATCTGACATGACGACGCCGGAAATAGTTCCTCCGGTAATCGTAATTCTCGAAAAGATTTCATATTGAATCGCTTCAACTAATTCCTTTCGAGTGATATTACTTGTCCCGTCGTCACCTTGTACTAGGTTAACTATGACGAACAGGTCTTCCGACCTGGTATTAGCACCGGTAATCGGAGGTAATTCTGAAATCTTTGCCATTTAGCTTTCCTTTATTCCCTATACTTATAAGACCAATTATATTCCGTCGCCATTTAAGCGACCCTCTAAATCATCTACTTTAGCTTTCAAGTCTTTAATTGCCTCTATTAATAGAGGAACAATATTTGCATAGCGAACTGCTTTGTAGCTCTCATTTTCTTGTTCAAACTCGTAAACAACCTCAGGTAATACTTTCTCAATCTCTTGAGCAATTACACCAGGCATTGTTTCATCTGGCCTGTCTTTATAATTAAACGTGTAGCCGTTAATTTGAGTAACTTTTTCTAATGCATTATTTAACCGAACAACATTTTCTTTAAGTCGTTCGTCTGATATTGAACCGTTTGTAGTAATATCACCAGTTGCAATTAAATCTCCATTATTATATAGAGCTATTGCCGAAGTGCTGCCATTTTTAATAATTAGGTTGCCATCAATTTCTGAATTGCCACCAAATGTACTGGTTCCATTTATATTTACAGTTCCATTAAAATCAACTGTATTTGAAAATGTAATTTCACCAGAAATTGTGTCATTAGCATCACTTCTTACAAACTGTGTACTATTTAAACTGTCTAATGTGTCGGCGTCTACATTTAAAGCATCAATATCTTGTGTTCGTATTGCTGCTCTAGCACGAGCATCTGTAAACCATAAATTTGTTGCGCCTGGTTGTTCATTAATATCATCAGTATCTAGTCCTGAACCACCACCGCCGATATTAATACTTCCTACTGATAGTGTTCCAGTGACAACAGCATCTGGAACTGTAAGTGTACCAGCTGTTGATAAACTGAATTTAACTGGCGATGTGCCAGTATCAATAACAAAATTACCAGGATTACTACTTTCAATTCCAGCTAACCAAGTCAATGAGCCATCTGTAAAGTTTACTTGACCACCAGAACCAAAACTGAATGTCGCACAAGCTTGTGCTGTACTTGTGACAAGAATTGGGTCCCTAAAATTAACTGATGAATTAGTTCTTGCACCAATATCATTAGTTGAAAGTAATGTGTTTGAGATTAAATTACTAGCTGTAAAATCACCGGTTAAAGTAGCATTACCAGTTGTTGTATCACCAGCACCCGCCGAAGCTGTCATCGCATCAGTTTGCAAAATACCAACCATCTCATTAGTTTTTGATAACCAATTCTGGAAGGTTTGAGTATTATTAATGGTGGATATGCTTTTTGCCATCTACTTATTTTCCATTTCTTCTATCTTTTCCCAGATAGTAATTAAGCTTCGTTTAATCTCGAGAATGTCTTGCTGTATTGTATCTATTTTACGATAATAAGACCTTTCAATCTTATATTTATTCAAGGCAGCGGCATCTGTGTTCAGTACTGCTTGACTTTTCTTATCTCTTATTAAACTCATTCATAAATTCCTTATGTTAAGGCGACGCCTCGGTAATCTCTTAATGTAGGTGCGTTGTGTACATTAGGCGATAGTAATTCTATTTTAATTGCGAAAGTTCTAAAGCCTTCAAATATACCATTGGTATTTGAATATGTAAATGCACCGCTTGCAAGACTACCAACCTTGTTGCTGGCAGGAATTCTATATTTGAATTCTCTATAGTCTCTAATATTTGTTGTAGTTGAATATACGCCTACACCTTCAAATAATTCTAATTCTGTCCAATCAAGAACATTAAATTCAGCATTATCATAAGCATGTTTTGCCTTGACATAAACTTTAATATCTGTTCCTGTAGGTTTGTATGCTGTAAGGATTAATTCTAAATCTTCGGCATCCAAATCAGCTGCAAGTTCAATTGTTTTACTGATATACTTAGAAGTTGTAGCCGAAGTATTTGTAAGATTATATCTATAGGCAAGTAATTTTGAAGCTTCAATATCAACAAATGGAGTAGAGGTAGCATTACCACCATTCTCCATATTTACTTTAATATCAAATGCCTTTGCTCTAGCAGGGTCGTTTGATTTACTGTAAATTACAACACCATCTCTACTGAAGTGGTTATTATCGTTGAACTTCATTGGTAAATCATAAGTTGTATTCACATTATTAGGTGAAACAAACTCTCCAGCTAAACTTAATTTTGAAGATGAATCTGATGCCTTCATAATCATAGGCTGAACATAACTTAAATTAATATTATCAACACTTACTGTATTCGCTGTAATCTCACTATCAAGGCCAACAATTTCGCCACCTGGTGAGAATACTCTACCAGTATAAGCACTACTTCCTTCAAGTTGAATTTCGTATGGATTATTTTTATCGTAATAAGATAAAACACCAGTCACAACAGGAACCATATTATTTCCTGCGTTTGTAAATGCCCAAGGTTGTTTTAATGTAAGTTGAACACCACTATCAACTGAAGCAACTTCATAGATATCGTATTCAGTACCGTTATCAATTTTTACAAAATCTCCTGCAACATAAGTAGCAGTAAGGTCAGTTCCTGACACTATTGTACTACCAGTAGAAACCGAAACCGTATTTGAAGTTGGGCTTGTTGGAGTTTTTACTTGATAAATTCTTTCACCTAATCTAAATCTACCATTAAAGTCATTAATAGATAAGAATTCATGGTCGTTGTTTGTTAATGTGACAACACCTGTTGGTGAATTAAAGTTATGGCGTCTTACTGTAAATTTAAGATCTTCATCTTGGTAAGATTTCCAAGCACTATTATTTGTTGAAGTAAAGAGAACACCATCTCCCCAGTCTTGTACAATAGCTGAGCCTTGAGTATCACCTGGTGTCAAGTCAACACCACCAACCTTAGATGTGAATACTAAGTAATTCGGGTCAGAAGCATCTGGTTGTAATACAATTGCATATTCTTTTTCAACATCAAGTCGAACTGGTGCGTCAAATGTAAATGTTGTCGCAACTGAACCATCATCTGATGTTGCACTTGTTAAATCTGATGGAAGTTTATGCACAACTGAGAACGGAAGTATTGAGATATCTGGATATCCGTTTACAACTTCTCTAATTTGTAATGAAATACCGTTAACATCACTCACACGTTTGAAGAATACATCAACCTCTGATAGATATACAGAGTTTGAACCTTGTCCCATACCTTTCTTAATAAAGAATGTTTGAGCAAGTGGGTCACGTCCTCGTCTTCTTCTAGCAACATTTCTTGTTGTGGTCGTTGTATTAACATCAATGTTCGGCGTTCTTGTAGCAGTCGTTAGAGATGTTCTTTCGACACTAAAGTTATATGCACGATATGTGACAAAACCTTTTGATGTGGAACCAGATTCAATGCTATTATATAAGTTTACGTCAGCAATTTCTAATACTCTATCACCAACAAAGAATGTTTCCTCTGGTAATGCAAATACTGCTCTCAACACACCATTTGCATCTGTTTCAACAGCTGCTCCTTTGGAACCATATCTTGCAACATTATCTACATTATCAGCTGGTGTTCCTGGAAGAACATGAGCATCTACATTCACACCATCAAAGAAGAAATAATGTCTTGTTGATGGTCTTAAACCGGACATGTAAATGGCGATGTCGCGTCCAGCCATGAATGGTTCAAATTGGAAATTGGTAAGGAAATCACCTACAAATGATGTTGTAGTACTTCCTGGTTCAACATTAATTTCGCTTGTTCTTGTTGTAATTGTTGTAGTTTCTGTTCCAGCACCTCGTTGACCACCTCTTCCTGGGTCTGGGTCAAACGATGTTGTAGATGTAGTATCTGTTAATGGTAAAAACTGTTGGATTTGGTCTACAAAATCTTCAAATGGAGATGCCAGGTCAATGTCAATCGAAACTGGATTTGTAGTTGTATCATATGTTGCATCATAAGGAGGTGAAATAACTCCGTCACCAACATATTTGTAGAAATTACTTACACAATTTCGGATATTAGAAGCATAAGGTTGTTCGATAATATCTACATTTTGATTACGAGCAACAGTTCCCACTTTTGCATTAGCAGTTGATGGGAAGATTGATGAACCTGTAGCAGTCTTATATTTTAAATCTATTGGATATGTTTTAACTGAAGGTGTTAAAATTCTTTGATTAAACGGAATCGCGGCATTAAAGTCACTATTATCAATATCTGCTAGTGTTAAATCATTAAATGGGTCTACTATGAAACCATTCTTAAATCTTGATAAACCATTTTCATCTGTAATAACAAGATTTTGTGTATCAGCTTCTAATTGGTTAAGCGAAATGTAATATGCAAGATTATCAATTTTCTTATCGAGGTCGTGCATATCCTTCATTGTGAAGGCTTTAATACCTGTAGATTTTGCTTTAATAGCATATTCACGTTTGCGTTGTGTGTTTGCTACCTTTTGTGATACTGCAGGATAACCTGGAACTGAAATTTGAGCAATTGCCAATTGGTCTGTACCTACACGAGGTGGAACCGCAAATTTTTCTTCCTCGCCTTTTACAAGTGATAATTCACCATAAGAATCACATACGATTGTGTCTATTCTTGACAAGTAATATTCAAGGTCAGTTGTGATTGCATTACCGAAGGCCGGTATTAATGGAGCACCATAATTTGTAAATGTAGGAGCTGTAAAGCCTACCGTACCACTAATTGTTGGAGCACTACCAACTGTTGCACCAAAATTAGCTGATGGGTCTTTGTCAACATGTGGTCTAAAGTCGAAACATTCTCTTAAGTTATATCTTACGCCGGATTCAGATACGTGAACCGGAATATCATATCTATCAACTGTGTTAGGATAACTATTAATTGTAAAGAAATAACTACCAGTTGAGTTTTCTACTTCAAAAACTTTAAGTTGAACTGTTAATGTACCAGAAGGTTCTGGTCGGCCGACAATTGATTCCATATAGGATAAATCGTAATAAGTGTCTTTTTGGTTAGGTCTTAATCTGAAACTACTTGTAAAGTCATTGCCTGATGCATCTACAACACTTACGATTTTATAAACATCTGGGAAACCTAGATTATATTTTGTTTGGCTAGGACTATATGCAACTTTTACATATGTTTCATGCGAAGTTTTATTGTATGGGTCTACACCATTAAGCGCGCCAATTAATCGTTTGTTATAGTACACAGTCACATTCGTCGCAGAAGAGTCTGCTGGGTCCAAATTAATGGTCAATACACTATTATTTAGCGACGTAGTAGGCGTCCCTATGATACCAATCTTTGTATTTGTACTATCAACAACAAGTACATTATCATTTGTACAATTAAAATCCTCACCTGGATTTGCTGTTAGTGTAATTACATTTCCTGTTTGTGTTGCTGCCTCTTGAATACGAACTGGGATAAGTGTATCTGAAGTATCAAATAAACTATTCATA